TCACGAAGGACTTTAAGTGCTACATCAGATACTTCTTCTTTAGCCTGATTGGTGTACTGCCAACGAGTATCCTTACGGAGCTGACGCTGGAATTCATAGATAGGAAGTTCCTTTTCACCAGTGATTGCACTGCGTAACAATGGATCATTAAGCGTAATGGACTCTGGACTAATCTCTAGGACAGATGCCATCACGTTCTTATATGGTGAATAGATAGCATCTAAGTCAATACCATTGTCAAGTAATGAGGCAATGTTCTGTGGCATACCAATCTTAGCTACATCACGAATCATCTTCTTGTAAGTGTCAATAGACTCACCCTTGTTAATGGATGCAAACCAAGTAGGCAGTTGTGTGCCAAAGGCTTTTTGCAAATCTAATCCATTAGCTGATGCTACCTTTTGTAAATCTGCTAACTGCTCGCCTGCTTTACCTTTGGCTGCTGTAGCGCTAAACTTAAACTTCTGGTCAAGGAATGCGTTAAAAGAATTACGCTCTCTATCAAGACCTTTATCGTATGCCTCTTGTGCAAGGGCGTTAACTTCAACATCTGTAAGTTCAGCACCTGCTGCAATGCGTGCAGTTTCAATAGCATCCTTGAGGTCTTTAAGTCCTCGACCATAGGCTGTGGTTGCTTCTACTTCTGCTAACTTGGTAGCATCGCCACCTGCGGCAGCGATTGCATCTCCGTATAATTTTTTTTCTGATTGACGGTCAAATAGGTAAGGGTCAGTAAACTTAACTTTATCAAGTTCTGCCTTGTATTCTGGATCGCTTTGAAGCTGAATTAACAACCAAGTATCAGCATCTAGCCCACCTGTAGTTGCTTGAGTTCCAACAGTACCCTTGACCTTGTATGTCTGGGTAGAGGCATTTTGTTCCTGTGCTGCTTTGAGAAGTGGCTTCCACTTCTTCATTTCTGCAGCAGTAGCAGGACGCTTTAATACAGACTCAAATACTTTGTTAATAAGCGATGTTGCCTGAGTAGGACTAGAAATACTTGGATACTTAGTTGCAGTTACCTTTGACTTTGTTGGAGTGACTGGTGTTGTGTCAGCGCCAGAAGGCGCTGCATCCATAGCAGCAATCTGCTCAGGTGTGTAGCCTAAACCCTTAAGGGCAGCTTTCATCGCTTCTGATAAAGCCATTACTTATTCTCCTTCGGGGTTAAATACTTGTCATATACAAGGTCTTGTGACAAGAAGCGGTCATACACATAAGCAAACCCTAACTTGTCGTCTTGCTTGAGTTTGTTAACAGTTCCATCATAGATGAAGCGTAAATCAGTATTAGCCTTAGCGTTAATTGACTTGACTTTACGACTTGCAAGTTCTTGAGCAACTGCCTTACGCAAATCTAGGTAAGCAGATACTGATTTCCAAGTTGAGTTATTCTTATTAACTTCAATAAACTTCTTATCAGTTAAGATTCTTCCAAGACCTACAATTACTCGGTTAGTCTTAGAGCCATCTGAATCTAGATAGTCGTCATACCAGGCAGTTTGTTCAAACTGACCAGTTTTTGGGTTAACAATTGGCTTTCCATCAACATCTATTTTGACAGATAGTTTAGAAATAACTGCAGCCTTGAGAGTTGCTAAATCTTCTGCACCCTTTTGCTGTGTTGATGTAAGACCACGATCTTGTAAATCATTATCAATAGCATCCATAATGCGGTTATATTGAATCCATCCCTTTTCAGCATCGTTGCGCTTTTGTGCATCTGCTGGTGCTTGAGATGTAAGAAACTTGGCAGGTGAGTCTGCTGCGATGCGCTTACCATAAAGGTAATCATAGGCTGCCTGTGAGAACTCATAGCCTGAGAAGTCATTGACAATTAAACCAACTAAACGTGGTTCAATCTTTGCTAAATCTCCAACCAGTCCATCATATTTTTTGATGTTTTCAACTGCTTGTACAGAAGATTGTACGTTGGTTGGGTTAGAAGAAAGGCTAGCTGAGAATGAGAAGAACTCTGGGTAGTCATCTAAGAACTTAGCATCTGCTTCGAGTCCATATAGACGACGATATTCACGTGACTTGTCTAAGTAATACTTGTAAGGACTATCAAAGCGTGGAGCAAATGGCATAATTAAGTTAGCTGCGGTACGCATATTCCAGTAATCCTTAGTCATCCTAAGAATCTTTCCTGCAGGTACTGGATCTTCTCCGTTACGCTTTGCACGTTGTTGCTCTGTATTCCAGATTAACTGATAAGAACGAGCAAAGGCTGGGTCTTCAAGACCTGAAGCACGTGTTTGTAAGCGCTGGAACCAAGTAGGTGCAAGTCCAGATAAAGCATCTTTTGACGGACCGAATGGTAACGCCCACTTAAAAGATTCTTCTAACGAAGGCTGACGTTTTACAATCTCTGATACAGGAATTGCAACGTATGGACCTACTGGGAAAATATCGCTAAATACATTTGGATTGCCCTTCATATAGAGCATATCTAATCCACCTTGGAACAAGATATCTAGTGATCCCTTTGGGATGCCTAGTCCTCCACCATAAACTGTTTTATCTCCAGGCTTTGCATCTGGTTTAACAAAAGGTTCTAAACCTTTACCAACAAAAGGAATCTTTGTGACTCCCTTTGGAAGTCCTACCCAGATAATGTCGTTACCAGTGGTCTGACCTGCTGGGACTTCATTACCTTCTTGGTCTGTAACAAGACCTGCTTGGTTAGGTGCATTCCATACTAGGTAACCACGATTAACAATTGCAGGGTTAGCTGCTGCTAACTTAAGCCAAGTTTTATATGAGTTCTCTTGTGCAGAAAAGAATGGGCTAATGTACTTAAATGCTGTAGCAAGATTTGTACGGCGTTCAATGTTAAAAAGAATGCCCTTCATCTCACGCTGTGCAATCTTGTGAGATTGAGCCATTAACTTAGTTTGTTCTTCTGTTGTTAAACGTTCTACCTTTTGTCCTGTCATAACATCGAGGCGACGCTTTGCCTCACGACGATATAAGTAGACATAGAGTGGGTTTCTTGCCCAAGTATCTTCAGGCAATGTTCCAAGGAACTTAAAAGCAGTATTGATAAGCTCGCGTCCTTTTACCTGAGATACGTTAAACAACGCTTCCTCAAGTACGTGACCGTGAATTATAGGCAGGTCAGTTGGATCATTAAATGCAGTACGAAGATCTGCTGCAGTAATTTCTTTTAATTTACCACGAAGACCTGATTGAAGAGGTAGGTACTGGTCTAGGAATCCGTTAATCTTGTTAACATATTCGCTTGAATCATCTGATGTAAGAGCAAGACGCTTACGAAGGTCACGACCTTCTGGTGAATTACGTAGCCACTTAGTGATATCGTCAATGCTATCGCCAGCAATAATCTTGTTGACGACTGCAGAGTTACCAAACTGTTGACGTAGTGTTTGCGCCCACTGTTCAAAGTATGCAGGGTCTGATGGGCGCACTGCGCCAATTCCCTTTGATGAAAGTTTACGCATATACATATCAGTATTACTGTCAACTAAACGCTCAAATGAATTACCAGATGATGCAATCTTACGGAACATATCGCCTAATGGTCCACCAAAAGCATCGTGCAAGTCGTAAACCTCACCATCGCTACCGGTTACTTTATAAGTTCCGGTACCAATGCGCTGTTTAGGTTCTTTAGTTCCTTTACGAGATAGCACATCTGCATAGTGGTTATAGACTGCAACCTTTTCTTCTTGAAGAAGTCTTAAGGTATTAAGTTCACCATCGAGATCAATATCATTAGGCTTCAAAGAAACCTTTGCTTCTAATTCACCAATCTTGGTTTTTAACTCATTGAGTTCGTTAATCACTTTAGTGCTTGACTGTTGAACTTGCTTGATTGTCATACCCTGATCTACTGCACGATAACTATCAATAAAGCGAGCAGGAACTGCAACACTGTTGTTAACAATGTTTTTAATTCCAGGACCTAGGTGACGTAATGTGGCAAGAGAACCAACAGATGCAGCAATACGAAGTTGAGAGTCAATAGCGTTACGTTGTGTGTAACCTAGACGAAGCAAAGCTCCTGCCTTAAAAGCATCTTGGATAACATCGGCAATAGTAAGGAAACTGTCCTTACCGCCTCCTACTATTCCACGAAGTACAGAACTGTTACGCTTAAGTAGATTATCCATTAACTGGAAATCCATTATAGGTAAGAAGTCTGCTGTCTGAGATTCAAGTTGTGGAACTTTGATAATTGAGCCATCAGTATCAACCATAAAGCCCTTGTCCTTGATGGACTTAAGGGCAGAAGTACGAGCACCGTTATAGTTATTATAAATCTGGTTAGCAATATCTTCATCAATATCGTATTTAGCTGCAATCTTGCGAAGTGCCTGACCTTCAAGATTGATAGTTGCAATCATACGTTCTTCAGGTGTACGAGCACCGATATAAGAGTCAAGAATAGATTTACTTTGCGCTGGATCTAACTTAAGAATCTTCTCTAACTGACCAGCAGTTGCAATTACCTCACGGTAAGAATCAGCATCGTTAAAGTCAATTAAACCTGCAGGCTTTTCGCCCTGTAGCCAGGATACTTTCTGGTATAAACGATGGAAAGGTGTTGGTTGGAAAACTTCTACACGGGGGTTACCATTAACCTTGTCGTAAAACTTAGTTGCTCGTCCTTCTGCTACTAGATTCTCTATTCCTTGTAAACCTTTGCCAGTTGTACGTGTGAGAACACCGCCACCTTGACCAATTTCCATCAACTTTGCAAAGTACTTGTCGTTTTCTGCAAGAGATGCGTAGTTAGCAAGAGCATCATCTGTAATCGCTGGATTATTATTAAGAAATGGAATCATTCCTGAATCATCAGGAGCTGCAAATAATTTATACTCATCAACAGATGACAAATCGCCACGAGCAGTCTCTAGTGCATCTGTAATATAACGACGTTGTAGTCGAAGTTCATCCATAGCTACAGGGTCTGACATAGCAGAGCGTAAGATTAACGCTGTTTCGTCACGATCTATAGAGTCACCTAGTAGGTGTGCAAGAAGTCCTGGGTTAGATGAAGACTTAACCATTGGATGGTTGATAGCATAAGCAGAATCGTTAGCAGTAAAGTCATCTAGCACTTTAGTCATACGGTTTACTTCGCCATATTGTGCTTTTGAGATATCTTCTGCAGCTTTTGCTACAGCATCTGCATTGCTAAGTTTACCAACACCTAATTGGCTTGCTTTAAGAACCTTAACCGCTTTACCAGCAGCAAGAGTTACATCTCCAACTAATTGAATACTAAGGTCAAACCCACCTGATACCGCTTTTCCCCAAGCGCTTTTCTTAAATGCTGCTTCGCGTTGCTTTGGGTCATACACATTAAACTTTGGGTCATACACATTACGAATTGCACTTACATATGCTTGACCAAATGAAATATCTTGTGCGCCTGTATAGGCTTTGCGCCATTCGTTAGGATCAAATACGGATGTAATTGACTCACGACCTGATGTAATATCACCAAGAACTAGATTGTATGTAGTTAACGGCTCACGAATGTACTCACGGTTAACATAGTTGATACGCTCAAGGGCTGGTGCAACACCAGGAACTTTCATAATTGCGCCACCTGCAGATGCGTAAGGCTTAATTATGTCGCCACCCTGCTTTGCAGCAGCAGTTTTGAATGGTTGGATAAATCCATTGTATTGAGCTTGGTTATTCCAAGGCGCAGTTCCTACATCCCACGCAAAGCGTGCAACTCCAGTACCTGAACCTACTACTTCTTGACCAAACTTAAAAGCATTCTTAGCCGCAGTAGAGGCTACATCACCAATTCTGTTCCATACACTCACAAAGAATCCCTTAGCTGTCTAATGGCTCTACGTGTTTCAGGCGATGTGTTTTGTAAAGATGCAATATATGAAAGTACTGGTGTATAGGATTGGATGTTAGCGTTAAAATTTGTATAATCTGCTGGTTGGTTAATCATTAAAGAATCAGAACCTGCACCTGAACCTGGATCAATACCTGTAGTTATTGGCTCATTTGGACGTTCAGTTGGTGCATAAAGCGAGGTTACTGATGCACGAGTATTTGTAGTCTTCGCAAGTGGTGCGCCAGACTTAATCTCCTGTGTTGCCTTACCTTCTCCGTATGCTGTTGAACCTAATTCTAAATTATCGGTACGCACTGAGTACTTACCTGGACCTGATACGCCTGCCTTTGGGTTCATTGGTGCAGTTGTCATTTGTCCTCCTCTAATCTTTCTAAATCTGCTGTCATATCTTCCCAAGCTCTATTAGTTTGAGTAAGATGATTTGAATGATAAATTGCTAACTCCATTAACTCACCTGTTAAAGTTTCAACAGATGATGCAATGTTGTGTATAAAGCCTACGCCTACTACAACAATGTCAAGAAAGCGCACTGGACGAGGAACATATTTGTCATCATTCATCGCCCAGCACACCCTCCATTAAAAAGTTATTATCCCTTTTTGACTGCGTTTCCGCGTCGTCCTGCTGGCATCGTTGATGGTACTACCTTGCCTGGTCCTGCTGGCTTGGAGGTATCCTTCTTGCCTTCAACTGGCTTTGACATTGGTGCTGCTGCACGTGATCCTTTGTTCATATTACACCTCCTCTGATTATGCTGCGCCGGTGATACCAGCTAGTAGTTGGGCTATATCGGGTTTTTGACCAGCAGCAGGGGCCTGACCAGCTTGTTCTTGTGGAGGTTGCTGCGAGGCAGGAGCGGGGGCCGCACCTGCTGCTGGAAGCTGTTGTTCCATACCTGGAGCCATAGGTGGCATCTGCTGGGCTGGAGGTGGTTCTGGTGTAAATGCTTTTTCAATAACTGATTCTAGCGATTGACCCTTTTGGCGACCTTGGATAACACTTGCGATACGTGAGATAATCTCAGTAGGGTCTTGACCTTGCGCTGCAAGGGCTGGAATGGCTTGAGCATACTGAGCAACAGCCACCCGCAGAGAATCGCGCATTTCTTCGATATCAACACGTTGTTCCTCCTGCGTAACATTTAAGTCCATTGGAATCTCACGACGTACATAGTCACGAGATACGAGCTTGTCTGAACGCATTTGTAGTAAAGCAAT